ACACCTGTGATAAAGCTCGCATCTTCACTCGCGAGGAAGGCGATCGCGCTTGCAACTTCCCGGGGCAACGCGGGACGGCCCAAGGGAATGCGCTCAACCAGTCGCTCAAGCAATGCCGGGTGTTTTACTAACGTCGCCTCGACGAGGTCGGTCATCGTGGTGGTCGGGCAAACCGCGTTGATGCGCACGCCCTTTGCTCCAAACTCCAGCGCCAGGCTTCGCGTGAGATTGGAGATCGCGCCTTTGGTGGCGTTATAGAAATTCAGGCCGTGGTCCCCACCAAGCCCTGAGGCAGAAGACACATTGATGATCGAGCCGCACGTCGCGATCAAAAATGGCAGGACCGCGCGCGTTACATTGAAGACTCCGTCGACATTGACCGCGAACACATCTCGCCACTGTCCAAGCGTCATATCGAGAAAGTTTCCGACCTCGCCCATGCCTGCGTTGTTAACGAGAACGTCGATGCGTGCGAAACGATCCAGCGTTGCAACAACGAGATCGTCAACATCAGAGATGGATGTGACATCGACGGGCTTAATCATGTGGCGCTTGGCTTCGAGCATGGCGCCGATCTCAGCCAGCTTTTCCGGCCGTCGGCCGCACAGAACCACCGAAGCTCCTTCGGCATGAAATCGGCGTGCGGTCGCTGCACCAATGCCGCTACCTGCGCCGGTCACAATGACGACCTTACCTTCGAACCGCATTCATATCTCCTGCCTGCAACAACAGCGGGGCGGCAGAAAACACCAGTTCATGTTACCCAGCCATGACAGTCCGCTGCAGTTTGCTTGCATCTGCAACAGGACTGTGAAGGGCGATTGCAGCGATGCAGTCGGACTTGGGTAAGATGCCGCAGACGCCATGGAAGGCTTGGTACAACACCGCACGCTGGCAGCGGCTGCGCATGCTGGTGTTCAAGCGAGATCGTTACACGTGCCAATGCGGTTGCGGCTTGATTGAGGGTAACACGTCGCTGTTAGTGTGCGATCACAAGATCCCACACCGTGGTGATGAGCGTCTGTTCTGGGATGAGACCAACCTGCAGACGCTGCTGAAGTCCTGCCACGATCGCGCCAAGCAGAAAGCGGAGCAGGTGAGCCTGCACACGCGCGGCATCTGGCATTGAACATCGGTCGATAGGCTGAAGGGGTAGGGGGTGGGTCATTCCTCTCGACCCTCGTTCCCCTGGACCGGCCTCACTCTCACTCACAGGTTTTTTTTCGTCGTGACCGACAATTTCGACCTGTTTGGCGATCCGATCCCAGCCAACCACGGCGGCAAGGGCAGGCCGCCACATATCCCGACCACCGAAAACCGGAATCGCGTCAATCTGTTGCTCGCTTGCGGTTGGAGCAATGAGCGGATTGCCGGAGCGATGCGCGTCACGGAACCGACGCTACGCAAGCATTATTTTTCGGAGCTGAAGCACCGCGCCGTAGCACGTGACCGGTTGAATGCGGCTCTGCTGATGAAGGGCTTCGATGGTGTGCAGAAGGGTAACGCCACTGCCATCCGACTATTCCTCCAATTGATTGAGAGGAACGATCTCATGCAGTACGGCCAGGCGCTGCCGCCGGCGCAGGCCGACAAGCCCGCGAAGCCAGCCAAGCTGCCGAAGCTCGGTAAGAAGGAAGAAGCCCTACTCGCGGCACATCAGCCGGATGTTGGCACGCCCATGGGCGAGCTGATGGCGCGGCGGCAACAGTGCATAAATTAGCGGCGACCCCGCTCCACTACCGTAGAGTCCCGGTATTGCCTCGCTTGCCACTGACCTAGCATCTCGGGGACCGGCGTCTGGGTGCAGGCAGGAGGTTCGATGGCTAGCCTGGAGACGTCGTATGATGTCGCGATCGCTCCGCATCGCGGTGGCTGGCAATGGCAGGTGACAGTGGCAGGCAGTGGGAGATTGCTCATGCACGGCCAGGCGAATGAGCGCGTAAGGGCGCGCTATGACGCGTATCGTGCCCTGCTACTTCTGCTGGCCGCGGTTCCTCCGCCGCTGATGCTCCTCAGGGACGATTGACGCGTAACCATCAGCCCGACCTCGGCACGCTCATGGCGTGCAGACAACAATGCATGACTTACGATGGCGAGGTCCGTGGGCGCCTAAGCCTCGGAGATAACATCGCTCAAGTCCAGCAGGGCAAAACTCACCAGAGCGCTAGCCAGCACCATCAAACCTAGTTCCACCATCGTGATCCCTTCGTTCATGTCCGGCGCGGCGGTAGCGCGGATCCTACATACGATCAAGCCGCGACTCGCCCGTTTGAAAGAGATCCAAAGTCACGCATGTGGGACACCTCCTGCCTCGACTGGGAAGAGCGGATCCGCAACGGCCGATCGCTGATGCCGGAGCTGCCGCTGTTCGACGGCGAGGCGGAGATGGGTCTCGCGTTCTTCGACGAGCTGCGGCTGCCGGATGTGCCCCGGCAATCCGCGGCTCGGCGATGCCTCCGGCGAGTGGTTCCGCGACCTGGTGCGCGCCGTGTTCGGATCGTGGGACCCGGTCAACAAGGTTCGGATGATCCGCGATTTCTTTGCGCTGGTTCCGAAGGGATCGTCAAAGACCACCTATTCGGCGGCGCTGATGATCGTGGCCATGCTGATGAACTTCCGGCCGCGGGCGACCGCGCTGTTTCTCGGCCCGACGCAGGCGGTTGCCGACCGCGCCTATGAGCAGGCGGTCGGCATGATCGAGGAATCGCCGGACCTGGGGCGTCGATTCAAGCCGCATCACCACGAAAAGACGATCGAGGATCTGGTCACCAAGTCGGAGATCAGGGTCGCGACCTTCGACCTGAAGATCCTGACCGGCGCCATGGCGCTGATCTTCGTGCTGCTCGATGAGCTGCACGTGCTCGGTAAATCCGCGCACACCTCGCGCGTGCTGCGCCAGATCCGCGGCGGGCTCGACAAGACGCAGGAAGGCGTGTTGGTGACCACCACGACGCAGAGCGACGACATTCCGGCCGGCGCCTTCAAGAGCGAGCTGAAGTTCGTTCGCAACGTGCGCAATGGTCTCTATCGCGGCAAGATCATCCGGCCGACGCTGCCGCTGCTCTATGAGTTTCCGCGCGACATCGCCCTGTTGACGCGGGAGGAGCGGGCGCAGGGACTTCAGGAGCGCTGGAAGAACCCGGCCAACTGGCCGATGGTGATGCCGAACATCGACCGTCCGATCACGGTCGCCTCCATGTTCGCGGATTGGGAAAGCGAGCGCGAGAAGGGCGAGGAGGCGATCCGGATCTGGGCGTCGCAACACCTCAACATCGAAATCGGCCAGGGCATCAACGATGACGGCTGGCGGGGTGCCGACGTCTGGGATGCGCAAGCCGATGAGCGGCTCGACCTCGAAGCCTTGCTCGAGCGCTGTGAGGTGGCCACGGTCGGCATCGACGGCGGCGGCCGTGACGACCTGATGGGTCTGGCCGTGATCGGCCGTGAGAAGGGCACGCGCCATTGGCTGTCATGGTGCTACGCCTGGGCTGATCCGATCGTGCTCGAGCGCCGCAAGGACATTGCCGCGCTGCTCGAAGATTTCGTCAAGGAAGGCTCTTGCACGATCGTCGACATGGGTACGGCGCTCGGGGAGCTCGCTGCCGTGGTTGCCCTCGTCGTCGCCAGCGGCCTGTTGCCGGATAAGAACGCGATCGGCATCGATCCGAACCAGGCCGCTGCGGTGTTCGAAGCGCTGTTCGGTATCGGTGTCACCGACGACATGATCCGTCGGCTGATGCAGGGGCCGGCGTTGGCGCCGGCAGTTTACGGGCTCGACTTCAAGCTTGCTGACGCGACCTATTTCCACGCCGACCAGGCGCTAATGACCTGGGTGGTCGGCAACGCGAAAGTCGAGAAGCGCGGGAATGCCGACATGGTGACGAAGCAGATCGCCGGCCGCGCCAAGATCGACCCGCTGATCGCGCTGTTCGAGGCCGCCATCCTGATGAGCTGGAATCCTTCTGCCGGCATGCTTGTCACCGGCTCTGACGTGCTGACGGTGATTTGATGGGGATCCTGTCCGGCCTCGGCTACGCCTTGCGGGTGGTCGCCGATTCCATCGACGTCACCAGCCCGCGCGACCAGTGGGATCCGCGGTTCTGGGGCGCGCTCGGCGGCGGCCAGTCGATGGCGGGCGTCCTGGTCAGCGACCACAACGTCTCGCAGCTCGGCGCCGTGCAGTCGGTGCGCTACGGCCTGTCATCCGCGATCTCGACCTTGCCGGTTTCGGTTTATCGCCGCGGCGCGAACGGCGCGCGCGAGGCGCTGCCGGATCATCCTGTATCGCGTTTGCTTGGCGTGCGTCCGAATGACCTCAACTCGCCGGCCGAGTTCATTGCGGAGATCGGCTGGCATTTGTCCTACTACCGCAATGCCTTCTGCCGGATCCTGCCGCCGGGCGACCGGCTGGGTCCGCAGCCCTACGGGCTCGGCGGCCTCGAGATCATCCATCCGCGGCGCCTGGCGCTGATCGAGCGCCGTTATGACGGGCGTCTCTACTACACGTTCAATCCGCCGGCGACGATCGTGCAGAACGCGTCGCTCAAGACCGAGACCTATCGCGACGACGAGATCTGGCACCTGCGCAGCAATCCGCTGCGCGAGGATGGCCTGCTCGGCGAGCCGATCTTCGAGACGGCCAAGCAGGTGTTCGGCCGCGCCATCGCAGTCCATGAGTACGGCGATATCTGGTTTACCAATTTCGGCGGCACCGGCGGCATCATCGAGCATCCCGGCACGTTCAAGAGCAAGGAAGAACAGGACGACTTCCTTGACACCTGGCGCTCTGCAGGTACCGGCCGCAATAGGCATCGTGATCGTCTGCTGAAGTACGGCGCCAAATATTCCCCGCTCCAGGTCAAGAATACCGACGCGCAGCTGCTCGAAACCGAAGACGCATCCGATACGGCCGTGTTCGGCCTGTGGAGCTTTCCGCCGCATCGCGCCGGCCGGCTGAAGCGCTCGACCAATAATAACATCGAGCAGCAGGGCTCCGAGTTCGTCGTCTACTGCCTGGCGCCGCTGGCGATCGCGATCGAGCAGGCCGCCGAGCGGGATCTGCTGCTCGATAACGACGATAACAGCCTGTTCATCGAATTCAATTTTGCGGGGTTGCTGCGCGGCGATCTCAAGACTCGTTATGGCGCCTATCTGATCGGCCGCCAGGGCGAGTGGCTGTCGGCCAATGACATCCTGCGGATGGAGAACATGTCGCCGCGAATGGATCCCGGCGGCGACAAATACGAAAATCCGCTGACGAAGGATTCCGCCGGCGACGGCGCAGATGCCAGCGCAACCGGCAGTGGCGGCAAGCCAGGCAGTGGCGAGGAGAACGACGACAATGGCTAAGCACGTCAAGCTGCGTCACGTCATCGCCCAGATCACGGCCATCGATCCCGTCGTTGCGATCGAGCTGTCGGCGATGACCGATTGCCTGGCCCGCGCGATCGCGCGCGAGGAAGCGGCTGCCGTTGCGACCAGCGTGCCGACGCAGCCGAGCAAGATCGCGATCGTTTCGGTGTCCGGTCCGCTGACGCCGCGCGGCAGCTGGTTCGGATCCTCGCTCTCGGCGATCGCGGCGCAGGTGTCGCGCGCGGCTGCGGATCCCGATGTCGCGGGCATCGTGCTCGACGTCGACAGCCCCGGCGGCACCGTCGCTGGCACATCGGAAGCTGCCGCGGCCGTCGCTGCGGCGGCTCAGCAGAAGCCCGTCATCGCCTGCGTCAACACGCTCGCGGCATCGGCGGCCTATTGGATCGCCTCGCAGGCCTCCGAGATCGTCATGTCGCCGTCGGCCGACGTCGGTTCGATCGGCGCCATGGTGATGCACGTCGACTACAGCAAGGCGCTGGAGGATGCGGGCATCCACGTGACGATGGTCCGCTCTGAGCAGTCGCCGAAAAAGAACGAGTCGCATCCGTTTGCGCCGCTGTCGGATGAGGCCCGCGCCAACCTGCAATCGCGTGTCAACGATTCCGGGGCCGACTTCATCCGCGCCGTCGCCGGCGGCCGCAAGGTGTCGCAGGCCAAGGTCAAGGAAGAGTTCGGCCAGGGCCGCATGTTCGGCGCCAAGGACGCGATGTCCCGCGGGATGGCCGATCGCGTTGCGACGCTCGACCAGGTCATCGGCGGCATGGTCGCCGGCATGCCGGCCCGGTCGGCCCCGCGCCGCCGCTCGGCGCTCGCTTTCGAGTAGCCACTATGCGGACTACTCTGGGTCAGGGCGATCCAAGAGTTCTCGGACCCGCAGAGCTAGCTTGGCTTGAGAGATAGGCTTCTCCAGCAGATCGACTCCCTGATCGAGTCGCCCCTGGTGAACAACCGCGTTTCGCGAGTAGCCGGTCATGTAAAGGACCTTTAGATTTGGGCGGATCTGTTGCGCACGCTTTCCAAGCTCGCGGCCGTTGATTCCAGGCATCACCACGTCGGTCAGCAGGAGGTCTATCTTCGGCTTGTCCTGCAGGAGGGCGGTCAAGGCGACCTGAGCGCTGGGGGCTGAAATCACATTGTAATTGAGATCCCTCAGAAGATCGGTCACGTAGGCCCGCAAATCCGGATCGTCCTCGACGACGAGGATGGTTTCAACCATCTCGCTTTCCGGAACGAAATCACTCGCGTCGGCATCCGTGTCGGTGAGGTCGGTTGCTCCGTGATACCGGGGGAAGTACATCTTGATGTTCGTGCCTTGGCCGACCTCGCTGTAAATCTTTACGTGGCCTCCCGACTGTTTGACAAAACCATAGACTTGGCTGAGGCCGAGACCCGTGCCATGCCCGGGTTCTTTTGTCGTGAAAAACGGTTCGAAGGCGTGAACAAGAGTTTCGGGCGTCATCCCGCTGCCCGTGTCAGTCACGCATAGAACTACGTACTGCCCTGGCGCTACTTCGGGATTCGCGTGACTATAATCCTCGTCAGCTGAGACGTTTGCCGCCTCTATGGTGAGCTTGCCACCGTTGGGCATTGCGTCCCGCGCATTGATCGCAAGATTAACGATGGCGGATTCGAGATGATTGAGGTCCGCCTCTATGTACCAAAGCCCAGCACTTCCCACAGTCTCAACTTCCACACGCTCGCCGAGGGTGCGCTGCAGAAATTCCTGAAGGCCGTTGAAGAAGTTGTTCAAATTAATCGGCTTCGGATCGAGAGCTTGTCTGCGGGAAAACGCGAGCAGCCGGCTGGTGAGCGCCGCGGCTCTCTGAGCGCCACGTTTGGCATTCGCCAAAGCGAGCCGGAGATTTGAGCTACCCCCCAATTGCTGGCTGTTTCGCTCGGCCGTTTCGATATTGCCGAGGACGATCATCAGCAGATTGTTGAAGTCATGCGCAATCCCACCGCTAAGTTGGCCGACCGCTTCAAGCTTCTGCGATGCGACCAGCTGATCCTGCACCTGCCTGAGCTTATCCTCGGCCTGCTTCCGCTCTGTGATGTCGCGCGTGACCTTAGCAAAACCGACCTTGTTCCCACTTTCATCCAGGATGCGATCAATGATGACCGAGGCCCAGAAGCGAGTGCCGTCCTTCCGCACGCGCCAGCCTTCCGCCTCGAACCGACCATGCTCGGCGGCAGTGGCGAGTGCGCGATCAGGCACGTGGATTTCGCGATCCTCCGGCGTGTAGAACACGCTAAAGTGCCGACCAATGATCTCGTGGGGACTATATCCCTTAATGCGCTGTGCGC